AGTGTTTGGTGGCTGCAACAAAATCGCCCTAGGTTACTTATCACAAACGCAAAAATGCGTGTTTGAGTTAAACAAAATGGGCTTGCATGTATTAAGCATTGAGTTTGACAAAATCAAACCGCGCGTACGCATTGAACCGAACGCATTAACGAAGAAATTTGAAAAAACAGGCCAGGCGCTTGCGTATATCCAAGGCAACGACGGCGTGCATTTTGCCGAATATCAAATGATGGTCGAAGGCATCAAGGTAATTTGGCGCAGTTATTTACACTAAAAACCAGGAGGAAAAAATGGCAAAAAAACCAACCCTAATTAAAACCGACACCTTTGCGGTGCGTTATCAAACGCGTGATGAAGTGGAAGTGGCAATTAAAGAGATCGGCGATTTAAACCGCGAATTAGAACGCCTAGCGATTGAACAAAACGACCGCTTGGCCGCCATCACCGAAGAATACGCGCCTTTAATGAACGTAATCAAAGAAAAGCTCGCGCCAAAACAAGATGCGGTGCAAGCCTGGTGTGAAAGCCGCCGAGATGAATTGACATTAAACGGCAAAACCAAAACAGGCACTTTCAACACAGGTGAAGTGCAATGGCGACAACGCCCACCGTCAGTCGGTATTCGCGGCACAGAGAGCGTGATTGAAAGTTTGCACACGTTAGGCCTGGTTCGTTTTATTCGCACCAAGGAAGAAATCAACAAAGAGGCCATGTTAAATGAGCCTGATTTAGCCGCAACGGTGGCTGGTGTAACAATTAAAACCGGTGTGGAAGATTTTGTGATCACCCCTTTTGAACAGGAGGCGAAATAATGCCAGCCTGGGTATTGAACCCGGTGTCATATTTGATTATCGGGGTAATTCTAAGCCTAATCGTGGGCTTATTAGACCAGGAATAAAGCCTATTTAAACGCTCTTTAAACCTTAATTTAAGGGGCGTTCATAATAAGTTTTAACCAACCATAAAAGGAAACAAAAAATGGAAAACATCCACAAATTTAACCGCTTCAAATATTACAGCGAAAAAGCGGCAAAAAGTGAACGCCAAGGCGACTTACAAGATGCCAAGGAACAATGGGCAATCGCAGAGATAAATGCGAGCGGCCAAAAAAATAAAGAATGGTGCAAACGCCGCGCTGCGTTTTGTGACCGAGTAATTAGAAAACCTTTCTAGGAGGAAATCATGGCGAAATATATAGCACGTTTTTACTGTTTAGTAGAAGCCGTTGTTGAAGCAGAAAGCAACGAGCAAGTTTTAGATATGTGCGACCTAAATGTATGCGATGTAAATAAACTGCCACACACGATTACAGAAATCACTGACGTGGTTGAAGTGGAGGAAGTATGACTGAACAAGAAAAAATGCGATTAGATGAGCAATTAGAACAAGCGGCAAAACAGCTCACACACGCGCTCCGCGCGTTACGCACAGGGCAAAATCAACACGCAGCGGTTTATGTTGGCAACGTACAAAACTTGTTGCCAGGGTTGAGAATGAGATTGGTGAGATAAGGAGGAATAAATTATGCCAAATTGGTGTGTAGGAGACTTAAAAATTAGAGGCGAAGCTGACGATATAACGAGATTTTTTACTGAGTGCATCGAAAATTGCAAAGTTATATTTAATGAATTCAGGGTGCTAGAAATCAAAAACATTAGAGGGCAAACAATCAAAGGGTCTCGTCGTGTTTTTTGCGAAAACCAAAATGAAATCATTGAAGGATATAAGTTTGATGGTGGGTATATCGTGGTCTTACCAATTTCAGCAGCATGGGTATTAAGTCCGCCTGAGATGATTGAATTAAGCAAAAAATTTAATGTTGATTTTAGGTTTTATGGATTTGAATTGGGGCAAGAATTTAATCAAGAGTTAGAAATCATAAAAGGCGTATTAACTTTAGATAAATGTATAGAATTTAAAAATTACATTTGGGAATGCCCTAAGCCTTATCTTGGGGGATAAAACCCATTTACAGCCCATTCAAATCTCCCCTAACCCCTCTTTGCGAAAGAGGGGGATTTAAGTGGGCTGAATAATGTGTTTTAAAAAGGAATAAACAATGCATAAAACAAAACCAAAGCTGATCCAGCTAATTCATATAGCCAAGCAAAAACTGGCAATGGATGAATATAGCTACCGCGCCATGCTTGAGCGCGTTACCGGGAAAACATCATGCAAAGAAATGAGTGTGGCGGAGTTAATGAAAGTGGAAGCGGAAATGGAAGCCAAAGGATTTAAGAAAACCAGCCGCCGAAATCATTCACCAAGCGGGAAAAGTGCGGTTGTAAAAAGCAACATTGCGTACAAAATTCGCGCCATTTGGATTGAAATGAGCAAACAAGGGCTTGTGCGAGACGGCTCAGAAAACGCGCTCAATGCGTTTGTGCGCGGCGTAGTGAACCCAATTTACGCTAAGCGCGGGATGAATATTCAAGTGCTTAACGTGGGCGCTTTACGCGATGATATGGCCAGTCTAGTGCTTGAGCGATTGAAAAAATGGCAAGCAAGAGGTGGTCTATGAAATTATGCCGCTGTCCTGTATGCCACTCCGATATTCATTTAGACCAACTTTTAGAAGATGAAGCGGGGCGCGAAATTTTAGGGCTGCTCACCGAGTTAAAATATGGCGTAGCCCGCCCTTTGGTTTCATACATTGCACTATTTCGCCCGGATAAATCAGCGCTAAGCAACTCAAGAGCGGTTAAATTAATGCGCGAAGTGCTAGATTTATTCCCTCCGTCTCAATTATTAGCCCACTGTTTGAGTGAAACGGTCAATTCAGTGCAGAAAAAACGCCGAGAAAGCCGAAATCTCGCACCGCTTAACAATCACCGCTACTTAATGCAAGTGATGGAAACGAACCGACCACTCTTTTCCGGTACAGGCTCGGCTGCCGTAAATAACGCAGAACGCCAACAGGCAGAGCGCGCCAATCACGGCAATGATGATATTGAAAACACCATTTTATATATTGAGCGTTTTTATCAGCTGGGGCAACCGGTGGAACATTTACCAGGCTATGAAGTATGGAAAAAGTGGAAAGATAAACAGCAAAAATGAACTTTTTTTAACCGCCGAAAGGCGGTTTTTTTATTTATAAATCAAGTAATTATTTTCAAACAAAGACTTGACTTGCAAAAATAATCCGCACAACGCATTGTAAAATCGCTATAATTTTGAACAATAGTGATCGTCCAACCAGTAGGGGTGGCTATGTTGAATGCAAGCAATGAACAAATTGAAACGTTTAATGAGAAAGCGCCTGAAATTTTGGCGGATTTAGCAAAACACACAGAAGTAAAAATCAAAGAAAAAATCGCTGATATTGAGCCAAAACTCGCCCAGCAAATCAGCATTGAAGTGGCAAACCATATCGCGCAATGCTGGGGCGGTGAGGTGATTTATATCCCTCGTAATCTTGTTTTATTACTAAACGAACGCGACCGGAAGATTTTTAACGAGTTCAATGGCACAAATCACCGCGAACTCGCACGAAAATACAACGTATCAATGCAGTGGATTTATCAGATAGTGAAAAAAATCACAAAAGAAGAAATCGCAAGACGCCAGTTTGATATGTTTGGCAATACATAACCGCTAAAAGTGAGAAAAAACGTCCGAAATGGCGTTTTTTTTGTGGGAAAATCAAACAAATTAAGAGTATGATAAGAATGGTTATTTTATCAATCTAAGGAAAATGTAATGAAAAAAGCATTAGTTTTATTAAGTGGCTTATTATTAGCTGCTTGTGGCGATAAAGCCATCACCTCTGAAGACTTAGTTTCAACAATGAAAGCCAGTGGCGTTGAAATTAACGATGTAAAAGATTTAAAAAACGATAAATTTATGGTGCAGGGATTCAAAGAGCGCTTTGCGTTCTCGATTCCTGAAGTTGCACCTAAAGGCGGACAAGCCTTTATTTGTGAGAAAAAAGAACAATGCACACCTGTTTTTGCCTATTTCGATGCATTGAAAAATATTGCCGGCCCTTATTTATATCAATCACCGAATGGCAAGGTTGTATTACAACTGAATGCCAGTTTAACCGAAGAAACTGCGAAGAAATTAGAACAAGCAATTTCTAAGTATTAACTTCTTTAAATCAATTTAAAATCAAAACAAACGAGCCTGTTTTAAACTCCTTTTTAGTCTTACAAAAGGAGTTTTTTTATGTCTTTATCCCTACCTATCACCAAAATTGTGATCCATTGCTCCGCTACTCGTAACGGCAAGCAACTCAGAACAGTTAATCAAACCGCCGCTCAACGTATTAATGACTGGCACTCACAACGCGGCTTTAAACGCGACCCAATTTTAGCCAAAAAATTCAACCCGCACCTGCCTAATATTGGTTATCACTTTGTAATTGACACTGACGGCACGGTTGAAACAGGCCGAATGGTTGGCGAAATTGGTGCGCACGTGAAAGGTCATAATCAACACTCACTAGGCATTTGTCTTGTTGGTGGTATTACCACAACCGGCAAAAACCATGGTGAATATACCGAAAAACAATGGCTCGCCTTGCACAAATTATTGCAAAAACTAGAGAGCGAACACCCCAGCGCACGCATTTGTGGACATCGTGATTTGAGTCCAGACGTTAATGGTGACGGCACAATCACCCCGAATGAGTGGATTAAAGACTGCCCATGTTTTGATGTTTGGACGTGGTTGGATAGTGAGCAAGTGATTAACGTTGACCATGTATTTCGGGGGTAAATATGGGACTTGCAATGTTTTTATTCGGCGTGTTCGTCTTTTTAGCCGTTATTTTACTAATTATAGACCAAGAGTTTGCTGCACTTTTGTGCGCTGGCGGAGCGGTATGTTGTTTTGTCGTTATCATCACAATGATCAACATTCAGGACACCTGCCAGAGTTACGGCAAATTTAATGTGGGCGGTAATTTCTATCAATGCCAAAAAATTCAGGAGGGGAAATGAGCGCGCCAACCTATTCAGCAACGGCTAAAAAATCATTTTCACGCGGCTGGAAATCAAGCAATAACGCGCAACGCAACCGAGTTGTAAATAAAGGTATGACCGCCGCCACCGTTTTTTATGCTCGTTGGAGACCATGATGGAACGAGAAGTACGTGGCATCACACTGTTTTCAGTGTTATGGGAGATCATGATTTTTGGTGGCTTTATATCTGCCAATGAGCTTGCAATAAAGAACCTTGTTCAAGCCTATGAGTGGTTGTTTTACTTTTTTACAGCGATTTCGTTGTTGGCGCTTTTATGTGGTACTTCTTCTCTATACCAATATACAAGAGCCAAGTTTTATTGGGAAATGGTAACCAGCACTCTGCTGGGCTTAATGTTGGCCTATTACGGTTATTTTTTCTGCGCGAGTGTACTGACATTATGGGGGTATGTTTCAGCGCAACAAGATTATTTCAATAAGGAAACAGAAAATGGGAATGAAAGAACTGATCACCAACAATGATGGACGATTATCAACGACTGCGTTCATCCAGTTTTTTGGCGCGCTATTAATGGCCGGCGTGCTGGTCTATACCGTATGGTTGGATCGTAGTTATGTGGGCGAATTGTTTACGACATTTGCTATTTTTTGCGGCGGTGGCGCAGCAACGAAAGGCTTCGCCAATGCGATGCAAAGCAGAAATAGCCAAGGGGGGCAACAATGATTAATCTTTATATTGTAGGGGCGGCTTTCGCCGTTTTGGCTGGCGTTTTTATCCATGGTCGCGTGCAAGCGGCCAAAATTCGCAAGCAACAAGAAGAGATCGAATTTGTAAAACGTGAAGCGGCTGCAGTCGCCCAGGAGTTAGAAAATGCAAACACTGCAAAAAACATTACTGAAACTAACCGCACTTTGTCTAGCAAGTCTGTTGATGAGCAGCTGCAGTCAAAAGGTTATTTCCGTGAAGACTAGCGGATGTTCTGCATTCGGTCTTATTTATCCAAGCCGTAAAGATACAGAAGAAACCAAACGGCAGGTGCTTAATCATAACTTGACTTATGAAAAAATCTGCCAAAAGAAGGAACCTAAATAATGCTAGAAACACTGGAATTTATCCAAAGCCATTGGGCAATCGTTGTGGCGATTGGCGGGGCTGTGTGGACTTATTTTTGGTTGACCATGGACAGCAAATACGCGCGCAAAACCGATGTGTCAGACTTGCGCAAGGCGATTGAAAACAACGAAAAAAGCCTATCGGAAGTCAAGGGCGAATTAAGACATCTGCCAACTTCAAAAGAAGTGGCTGATTTGCGTTTATTAATGACGGAAATGAAAGGCAAAACCGACGTATTAAATACCAACATTGGCAGCCTTAACCATCAAGTGAAGTTGTTAATTGAAAAAGAGGTAAATAAAGAATGATGCGCCAAGATATTTTCACCAAAGACCAACGTTTGGTTATTCTGCGCTCGCTTGAAGAGTGTGGTTATGATGCCAATGAAAGCATTTTAAATGATTGCTTAGATATGTATGGCCACGATATTAGCCGAGACTTAGTGCGAAATCACCTGTTATGGCTTGAAGAGCAAGGCTTGATTACGCTGGCTCGTTTAAACAACAACGGCAAAGATTTCTTCGTGGCTACTATCACACAGCGTGGGTTGGATGTGGCACAAGGTCGCGCTTTCGTGGACGGCGTAAAAAAGCCAAGTCCAAAGATTTAAACCCAATTTAAAGGAGGTTTAAATGACCGATAAAAATACACGCGGCCGCGCAAGCAAAGTGGACTTACTTCCACCTAATATCAAAACCCAACTAGCAATGATGTTGCGGGACAAACACCTTTCCCAAGCGCAAATTCTTGAAGAAATCAACGACCTGATCCGTGATTGCGGGCTAGATGACAGCTATCAATTAAGCCGCACAGGACTTAACCGTTACGCCAGCCGCATGGAACAAATGGCGAGCAAAATTCGCAACGCGCGTGAAGTTGCTGAAATTTGGACGAAACAATTCGGTGAAGCACCGCAGAGCGATATTGGCAAGCTATTGATGGAAATTGTTAAGAACCTGGCGTTTGAAACGTCCATCGGCATGAGTGAAAACGGCCAAGCAGAACCAAAAGACCTTGCATTATTATCGTCCGCTATTCAACGCTTAGAACAGGCTGAAAGTTTAAGTTTTAAACGCGAGCAAGCAATACGCCAGGAAACCATTAAGCGTGCTGCAGAAGCCGTGGAAGAAGTGGGTAAAGAACAAGGCGTGAGTCTTGAAGATGTGCAAAAAATGGTAAAAGCAGTTTATGGCATCGAATAAAACCGTTCTCTATAACTATCAAAAAAACTGGCTAAATGATAAAAGCCGGTTCAAGGTGGCTATGTTTGCTCGTCAGACGGGTAAAACCTTTACGACCACCTTTGAAATTGTGATGGATTGTTTAGCGGCAGAAGCCAAGGGTGAACGCACGCGCTGGGTGATTTTATCTCGCGGGGAACGCCAGGCCAAAGAAGCGATGAACGAGGGGGTAAAACGCCACCTTGAAGCATTAGGCATGGTTTGTGAAGTATTAGAAGTGCCGTTTAATTCAACAATCAACGCACTCGAAGTTGTTTTCCCAGGCGGCTCAAAAATCACCGCACTTCCAGCCAACCCCGATACAGCACGTGGTTTCTCAGCGAATGTATTCCTAGATGAGTTTGCTTTCCATGCGGATAGCCGCGAGATTTGGAAAGCCTTATTTCCGGTAATCTCTGCCGGTTGGAAATTGCGCGTGGTATCAACACCAAACGGCAAGGGGAATAAGTTTTACGAATTAATGACCGATGTCAATAACACCGAATGGTCTCGTCACACAGTTGATATTTACCAGGCGGTCGCCGACGGATTACCGCGTGATGTTGAACAGCTTCGCCGTGGTTTAAATGATGAAGACGCTTGGGCGCAAGAATTTGAACTCAAATGGCTAGATGAAGCCAGCGCGTGGCTATCATACGACTTAATTGACGGTGTAGAACACCCGGACGCGGGCAAGCCTGAACTCTATCAAGGCGGTGCTTGTTTTGTTGGGATGGATATTGCGGTGCGCAATGACTTAACGGTGATTTGGGTGGTTGAATTGGTAGGCGATGTTTATTGGACGCGAGAGATTGTGACATTAAAACGCGTGCAATTACGCCAACAACAAGAAGAATTAAACCGCATCATGCGCCAGTATCACGTGGTAGGCGGTAATCTCGACCAAACCGGCATGGGTGAAAAAATGGTTGAGGACGCGCAATATGAACACGGAAAACGAATTCAAGGTGTCCTTTTTAACGTTTCCACAAAACTAAAAATGGCCACTATCGGTAAAACGGCATTTGAAGACCGCAAAATTCGTATCCCGCAAGGTGATGCTGATTTGCGAGAAGATTTACATAAACTCAAAAAAATAACCGGCAGCAATGGCCAGCCACGCTTTACCGCAGAAAGCGACAGCAACGGTCACGCCGACCGAACCTGGGCATGCTTTTTA